GCATGAGGTTCTCCCTCACACGGCTTTCCGACATTCTTCTTTCTACAGCATTACTGTAGCTTTTCGCGCAAAATGCAAAATTTTTTCGCATAAAATACAAAAAGCACTTTTAAGAAGAAATTAAAAAGGACGCTTGAAAGGTATTTAATAACCTCTCAAAGCGTCCTTTTCTTAGTTCACTCATTATTGCTCTTTTGTTTCCGGTTTCCATGTTCTTCGATTATCAGGTATTTTCCAGTTGTCTTTCGTTCATTTGGTATGTATTCCAATAAATCTGTAATGCTACAATCCAATGCTTCGCAAATCTTATCTATGTGGTCAACATTCAAACGAGGAACAATTTCATGATACCATTCGTTGATAGTCGATGGTCGAATTCCAGTCGCTTCAGCTAAATCCTTCTGAGTCCACCTCTTTTCACCAAGAAGCCTTGATAAATGAATTTTAACCATGATTTTATGCCCCTTTACAATATTCTACTACGGGGCATAATTTTAAATATCATTTTGTTAGAATATAACGTAATTCGTTATTTACACTCTAAAAATTACGGATTATCACTTCGTCAAATGTATCGGCATTCAGTTTATTTGTCAAATTACTATTTCTGCTGATACCTTCAATATGATAGTCCTTATACAAATCACGAATGAATTCATCATCATTATTAAGAAAGAATGAACTTACCTTTAATACCATCTAAAACAGTCTTTAAACGGATATGGTCATCATGTGAAAACCCTGCCTCATAATACTTTTCGGTGCCATGATAAGGAGGATCTAAGTAGAACAATGCTCCCGGTCTATCATATACACGAATCAGACTTTCAAAATCCTTATTTTCAATAACCGCATTCTTTAAACGTTCCTGCACTTCTGCCAGATACTCGATCGAATTTGCAAGATTCTTCTTGTTAGTTCCAAAGGTCTTTCTGTCAGCACCAAAGCTCACCTTTATAATATGAAAGTATCGAGCAGCTCTCTGGATGTCTGTAAGACCTCTCGCCTCCAGTTGACTCTTACTATCAAAGAATTGCTCCCTTGAAACAGCAAGCCACTTAAGTTCCTTTTGTAGTTCCTCTCGGTGATATTTAATGCAACGATATAAATTGATAAGGTTACTGTCTGCATCGTTAAATACTTCCAGTTCTTTCCCTACTTCCTTACCAAACAGCACCCATCCGGCTCCACCAAACACTTCAATGTATCTGTCAAAATCTTCCTCTGGGAATCTCTCCATAATCGCCTTTCTAAGCAATTTCTTACCACTAATCCATGCAATAAAACTGTTCATCTTTTCTTCCTCCTGATTATAATGTAGGGGCATTCAATCAGGCAATTCCGGGAGCTTTTCAGCCCCCGGACAAAAGTTCATCTGCATTACACTTTCTCGGCAAAGGAAAGGCAAATCCAAACCGGAACATATTTTCCGTTATAAGGCTGTTCGGACTTAATGCGTCCCCACCAACCTTCCTTGCCATTCTTGCTTACCTTTCCAGTCTTTTCTTCCACAACAGTATATGAGCCAACCGGAATATGACCGATGGAAGTCGTATCAATGGTTGCTCCAAGTCTCATGTTCAAATCATTGCTCTTCACTCGTACCATGTAAGGGGTAAACGCATCTTCCGGATATACCTTTACTCCGGCTTCATCATAAACGACGAAGCCCGGATTCGCATCTGCCATATTTTTTGCATTTTCCAGATTATGATATGCACCGATCTGACTCTTCTTATCGCTCCAGCTCTTTCTTACACGGTACCAACCTTCAGACACTTTTTCCTCCTGCCCATCATAAGCAGTAAGGTTATATCTTTCAATAATGTTGCATACCTTCTCCACGTAATCAGGAGCAGTTGCATAGCCACCATCTTTAATGATCTGCACCGCTTTCTTATAGTCCTTCTCACCTTTCAATCCAGCATATCTAAGTACATCGTCTTTCTTTGCACCCAGCAAGTATGCGGAATGGTCAGCAATGGATGCCTCTATATTCGGATAGGCTCTGAAATCAGCTGTCACTGTTACATAAGCACCATTCACAAATTCCTGAGTTTCTTTTGTGTACTCACTCTCTCCATCCCATGAACTTCCTGCCCATGTGTTCCCGGAAAGTGAGCATTTCATTCCGAAACAATTATTTGCCATTTGTGCAAGCACAGATTTTCCATATCCCGACTCAAGAATAAATTGCGCTGCTGACACCGATGCAAGAATGCCGGTATTCTTCATATCTGCAGCACATAATTCTCCAACACGTTTCACAATATCCGCATCTTCCATATTAGCAAACTCTACCGCCTGAATGCCATCTTCTACTGTTACAGACGCACCCACAAAGGCTGCCATGCACTCGGCACAAGCCTTTGCCAGCTTGCGAAGATTATCGTCATCCATGAGCCATTTGCAAGTTGCAGCATTAGTATGGAAAGAATGCTCAGCGATAACACCCGGAACCCCAGCCAAGAAACTGCCATTTAATACACCATAGTAGTTATCATCTTTCTCTCCATTTCCATCTCTGTCATTATTGGATAACTTGGAATAAATTTGATATCCATTCACGCCCATTGTATTCTGAATGACCTTTGCGAGTTGCATGGCAAACTCTCTTGAGCGATCATCGATCAATGTCTCATCGCGATCTGTAAAATGAACAACCACCGCTCTGTTTACTGTTTCAGTATCACAAGCATTTGTATGATTGCTCACAAACAAATCACATCCTTCTGCAGCCTTTCCTCTGGCTGTCAAATCCGGATTCTCATCAATATTTTTTCTGGTTACAAGAACCTCAATCCCCATCTGTTCAAGATATTCTTTCTCGTACTGTGTCAACTTCCACACCGTTGACGATTCATAATATCCCGGAACAACTCCGGCATTATATCTGTTTCCATAATGCCCCGGATCTAAACAAATACATTTCTTTTTCATTATGTACCTCCTAACCATCCACTCTTGTTTCTCTTAGCTTGGCTACCAGCTCATGTACTCCGGTAGAACCAGAGGAAAGAATTAAGCCGGTAATAATCTTCGCAACGATAGGAAACTGCGAACTATAACCCATCAATGCAAAGAAATCAATGTCGAACATCAGAGCAAAAAGCACACCAAACGCCACAGCCCATACCGGTGCCTTCACGATGTTCATTACTTTGCTACCCACAAGTTCCTTTATTCTGTCCACAAGGAACTGGATCAGGATTGCGAATACCACGATAATTGTTACTGCATTGCTTAAACTTGCCATTTTCTGCATCTCCTTCCATAAATTTTTGTATTTTAAAAAGGGCTTTGAAAGCCCTTTTAAATACCTTTTGTTGCAATCAAAAAGGAGTCTTATTCAGACTCCTCATCCATAGGAAAACTTCCAATCGCATTTTCTCGTGTACCTTCTAATAGCTCAATTTCCCGACATCTGTATTCACTGATATCCAGCTGCCTTTCGATGCTTTCAAAAGACTCCCTATAGTACGATTTAACCTCTTCGGAAACCTGCTTTGTGTGTTCCAACTCCGTCACAAGCTCTTTCAAAAGATCCGACTGCTTCGTAGTGATGTCACACAATAGGTCTATGACCGCCAACAGATTCATAAAGCCATCCTTTCCGGCATCTCATCGCTTATTCCGCAGCATCTTCTGCAGCTTCCACCGCCACTCTTACCTCTTCTCTGAATCTCTCTGGAATGCTGTCGATTGTTCTCTTTCCAGCCTTTACTAATTTAATGTACAGTTCCAACATCTTAATTACCTCCCGTCTGTGCTTCGTACAGTTCTGCAACTGCCTGCATAATGATTATCTGATTTTCTTCTGTTGCCAGCAATTTTTCATAAAGTTCTGCCTGAGCTCCCATACTGATCAGAATGTTCTCGTTGACTTTCTCAGTATTTTCTTCCTGCTGGAGCAGGTTGTAATACTCATCCTCACTCAAGAAGCGATACTCACAAGCGTAACTCACTTCTTTCTCTTCGCTGCCATCCATACTGTCTCGTTCAACACGAGTGATATTTCTTCTCTGGATGTAGGTACTGGCATTTACCATTTCCAGCTCTTTAGGCAGTGAGGAGCAATTCTCGGTTTTCCATCCTTGCATTTTTATTTGCCTCCTTATCCATTTTAGATATGATACGTTTAACCGCCCTCACACTTATAAGTGGCTTAATATTCATCAGGTACCAATCATAAGTATCAGAGTATGTTATCCACCCCATCAGCGACATAAATCCTTTGCAAAGTTTTAATGGATACTTTTTCTTCTCCATCTTCTTTTTATTGAGTTTTCGCGCTATCCTTGCGACATGTATCAATGTATGTTTTCTAATAAGAACCCGGTTACGATAGAACAGCCAGCCCATCGATGACACTTCCCTGCCAGTTCTCTTGCCATTCTTTTTTGTATATTCAAACCGGAATACCTGCCAGTCTCCCTTCATTTTCAATCTGATTTTTCCCAGCCACTGCTTAATAAATATAATCGCCATGTGTAACTTCTTTTTATTGTCATCTGCCATTGTGAAATTATCCATATACCGGACAAAATGTGCTATCTTTAACTTGCACTTTATCAGGTAATCCAGCTCCTGCAGGAGAAAATTCGCCAGCCACTGTGATAAATAAAAGCCAAGTGGCAGCTTATTAGGAAACCATTTCAAACATACATCAATCAAGTACATAAAGAGCGCATCCCTGATGCGTTTTAACAACTTCGGTCTAATGAACTTATACTTTGCATGGTCATAAAAATGCCTGATATCGCACTGTGCAAAATTCCGAATTCCTTTCCCAGACTTGATCCATCTCCTCATTGCTTTCATTCCCCGGTGTGATCCTCTCTTGGGAAATGATGAATAACTGTGATGGTAACTACTCCCTTGGATAATCGGCTCCAATATCAACACAATAACGTGCTGTATCCACAATTCAACCATTGTCGGCACATATATAACCCTTGTCTTTCCGGCTTCTTTTATGATAACCGGATTATGCTTTGGTGGATTAAATGCCAGTTCCGGATTTTCCACCTTCCATCCGGCTGGTTTCGTATTCTGGATAATTTTCTGAATTTTCTCAACCCATTCATCTAAATTTTCCTCCACCATCTGAATATCTTTTCTGTCACTCTTTCCACGCTTCATCCGCTTAAATGCTCGGAGGATAACACCCTTCTGGCAAGCCATCGTGTATAAGTATCTATAGCTTTTCTTTTTCTTCCAAGGAATGCCGGTCTCTTTTTCAATGTCATATTTGAGCTTATGCATTTTATCTTCTATCTCCTCGCCGCTTTCGAACATTACTTACTACTTGCAGCTCCTGACCGGAATAATTTCCACTCACCAAAACCTATAAAGGCGGATATAACAGTGTCTCAACTGTCAGCGGTGTAAATGACTATCGGTAACATTTTGGACTTATAGTTTCTTGATAGAATAAGGACGCCCCGTAGTTCCACCAGGCGTTAGCAGCGACATTGTTCAGAGTGCGAGCCCAGAGCCCGTCGTTAGCACCGTTGTTGCAATTGCCGAACCGCAGCGAAACCGCCGGAGAGGGAGTTCCGATAGCCCCTCAAAATTTAAAAAATCATTCCTATATTTTAAAAAAAGTAGTTGGGGGAAGCCCCCCAAACCCCCTATCTGCAGCTTACGCTGCAGCAGGTGCTGGAAGAAGTTTGGACGCCCCGCAGTGCCACCCGGCGTTAGCCGCGACATGGTTCAGAGGGCGAGCCCAGAGCCCGCCGTTAGCACCGCTGTCGCAACGGCCGAACCGCAGCGAAACCGCCGTGATTGCTGCGTTCACCCAAGTGTGATCGCAGTATCCAGTAGCGGATGTACACACAACCTCATCCGTTGGCACTGCACCAAAATCTTTGATTACCTGAGTTGTTGCATAATAATTGTTCTCTGCCAGATCCACTCCGGTATCCAGATATGCTGCCCCGGTCAAGTCATAGCTGTAATCCGGAGACACCTTAATTCTTCCGTTAATCAGGAGCATATACGGATCTCTTTGCCACAGCATATAACTTCCCATAACACAGCTATGGAAAATCTTGTTGAAGGACTTATTATCATTAGAACCATAAAACCGCCCTCCGCTGATGACCGTATTGATCCGAGTTCCGTAATGTTGTTCTTTGTCTTCAACGTAGGTAGAACACATTCCAGATCCAAAAGAAGTCTGTGAATCGGTACTCTTGCTTAATAAGATACAGATATCTGCCAAAGTATTTACCAAAGCTCCTCCAAAGAAAAGAGCATTCTTTGATGCCTTTTGAATTGCTGCATATTGTTCTGCAGTTCCGATTGCTGTTCCGTTCGCATTGTCAGCTGCAGAACCAGAAGCCGATAAACAACTCCACTGCCCTGCAATACTTCTCATCCTGCCATTGGCATCAATGGAACCATAGAACATCGGAATAAGCATATAGTCACGCTCTTTTCCCAGCACATTAAAACCGACTGCGTGGAAATCATCATCAACCTTTCTCTCGCAGAAATACACATATCGGTCATGTCCAACCTTGTACTCTTTCTTGTAGATTTTTCTGACAATCGCCATCGCATCTCCGGCATAATTTACATTTGAAACATCCGAAGCCGTTCCATCCAGTTTCTTCGTATAATCATCAGGATTCAGGAAGTAATCAATTCCTCCGTCCCAATTACACATAACCGGCACATTAGCTTTGAGCCAGTCCCAGTCTGCCCATGAGCCATAATTCATGGCGTGCGTGCTCATGTTCATGCTCATAGGTGTAAAGTCCTTGTTCGCACCAAGGTACTCTACCCTTGTGGACGGATTCAGGTCAGAAGCTTCATGGATAACCATTCCATAAATTGGTGCATCATCCGGTACCAGATTTCTCACCAGTTTTTCCACCTGCTCCTGCACTTCAAGCAGGGTTTCCTGCTCAGCAATAAAAACCTTTTTCGACATTTTCTACCTCGTTTCCAGCATAATATAACACTTTGCGTTTTATATTTGCTTATTTTGTTAGATTATAACGTAATACGTTATTTTTACAGTTCCTCATAATACAAATGACCGTTTTCCATACCCATTCGCATCTTTCCACCGTTTACATCATCTTCAAATATCTTTGCATCTCTGCGGTTAGCTTTTTCGTTATTAAGAAGCTGGGTATATCGCTCATTGAAATAGTCAGCATGTGCCGGTGTGGTAGGTTCCAGAGCCTCCATCTGCTCGTTGTAAACCGGTTCATCCTGAATCATCAAATTCTTTGCCATGTCCTACCTCCTAAAATGTATCATTGATATAGAAAGTCATGCTGATATCCGCATCCTTTCCTTTTGCAGTAAAACGCTTGATTTGAATAATATCTCCATCTGCATCATAAAGCCCGATCTCGCTGATTGCAGCACCCGGAAGTTCACTCTCCTTCAATTCGCACTCATATCTGCACTTCGTGTCACTCAGCATGGTGTAAGTATCGTATTTCTTTCTGAGCAATTCGTTCTTCAGCTCTGATTCTGACTCCAGTGGAGTGATAACATTTCCATCCGCATCCACGCCACCATCACCAAATACAAAGCCAACAATCTTAGGTAACTGGATTTCCCCAGCTCTGGCTCGTAGCATCTTTTTCCTTCCTGCGATTGTAATAATCTGATTCTGTGTCAGGTTCTCTGCCATTTTACAATTCCTCCTCTCGCCTTATGGCATCTAATATCCTTGTTCCATTTAACTGATAGCCACCATCCAGTAGCCACAAGTCTTTCTTTACAACAACACCTCCCGGTGTCATTTCCTCGATATTGGTATTTCCCAAGTCAATTGTCAGACCGTATGTATCCGGCTTTCTTAACACATCCAGCTCATAGCTGCCATCCAGCAGCCATGTTCCGTTCAATCTCCGGACATTCCAGTAAGGAGAATTAAAACCGATAACCACTCCGGTATCAGTAAACACCTCCTGCAGCTGTGATGTAGCAGATACACCCACATCCAACTCTACGCTCTCCAGAACATCGGTGTCTCCCACATCGTAACCGATGCCCCATTCATCTGGTTTTCTTCCGACTCCCAAATTATAGGTACCATCCAACAACCATGTTCCGTTTAACCTCCGGACATTCCAGTAAAGAGAGTCGAAACCGATTGTCATTTCCGTAACCGTAAAGATCTCTCCGATGCTTGCCGAATAATCCATCAGCAGGATTATTTTATACATCAGATGAGCCGGTACCCATTTGTCCAAAAACTTCCGGATATCCGGCATATCAACGTGCTTCAACTCACTCACATTCAGAACAATCTCCGTAAGCAACTTCTCAGCATATCCGGTAACATCAACATCGGCTCCGGTTCTCTCTGACAGTTTATTTTCCAGCCATTCTTCATTGATCAGCTCCTCGTGGAGTAAGGACGCTCTCTGGTACATCTCATCAATGATCCGTTCTATTTCAGCCAGAATGATATCCTCTGCATTCAAGACATCATTCATTTGCCTCATATTGCGGACTCTTGCCGGAAGCATTTGGCTGCTATTCAGTGACATTGACTGTCAGCTCCTGTAGTGCAAAATACTTGTTGTATTCTGCGATAATGGAATCCTGAGCTCCGTTGACCTTCAGGCTTCCCACTTCCTTCACACCATCCACTCCACTGATGATGTTGCTGATTTTATAGTAGTTTAAAGACACCATACCGCTTTGAAAAGCTATCTGAGTGAAATACTCCTCAATCTTGCTCTTGATCTGCGTTTTCACGGTTTCCTCTGTGTAACCGGACATTTTCATAACGCTGCATAAAATGACAACCGGAATGCTCTCTGCAGCAGCCACAACCGGATCAGCTCCAACCGGACGCATGCTGTTTATGTATTCCTGAACAAATGCAATCTGCTCTTCCGTTGGCGGCTTCGCATCCACCGTAAGGATCGCAATTGACACAAGCCCGGTTCCATCTCTCGGTGTATCAACCTTCGCATTACCCACAATGACATTGCCTTCCGAATCCGTGGCTTCTTTTGCCCATCTCACATAATGCCTCTCGTTTCCGCTGGTACCCATATCCTCCTCTTTGTCCGTCAGGGTATTCATCAAAGGAACAATCCTCATGGCATCAAGTCGGGCAAGTTCCTCAGCCACCGCCTGAAGATTATCCATTGAGAAGCTGCCTTCCATCTTGGTATCCTCATTTTTTAATGCACCCTTCATTCTTGCCAGTATTCCTTCAGCACTAAAATCCATTACACTCTCACCTCCCTCACCGGAACCAGAATTGTGTCTGAACCATAAATGCTGGTACAGTCAAAACTCACCGTCATCCCGGTAGAAGTATTTTCAAAAACAAAATTATCCAAACGCTTTATATATGGATTGACCATAAGGGCTTCAATGATAAAGCGTTCAATCTCCAGTTTGACAATCTCCACGTTCATGGAGTGTCCAATTACCTGATCCTGAATCTCTGAGCCAAACGCAAAGGAATATGCGGTGTAATGACATCGCTCCGTGAATAGGGCTTTAAATATCCAGATGCGGAGTGCCTCGTTACCCTCCACCATGTAGGTACATCCGCCCTCATCCAAAAGCAGCTCGTTCTTTTCGAAGTCATAAGCATATTCCTTCAGCATTGGCAGCTCGTTATTCGTCTCCGTGCTTGTACTTGTTGAATCAATAAAAGGAAAAATGCTCATGCCTTAACCGCCTTTCCTGCAATATAGAAATAGGAGCCGGTTATATGCACCACAACCGTGTCCCCTTTCTTAAGCACATACTTCTCGTGAAACTCTTTCAGGAACTCATAAGCCTCCTGCGGTTCAAAAGGTGTAACAAATGGCTTCTTGATGTCCTCTCCGCCATCCGAAGCATCCAGCATCAGTGCAGGATTGATATAAAGGTTCTTTGTGATGGCTGTGTTGTGCATCTTGATTGTCAGTGGTTTTACCGACAGCACATCTGCCATATAGGTACCATCCACACCACCGGAACTATTGGAGCCACCGGCTCCTTTCCTGATAGCCTCGACCATTTCCACGATATTTCTGTTTGTCGACACCCTTCCACCTCCTGCCTTTATGTAGTCTCTTCAATCTCCCTTTCATCCATAAGGTTCTCAAAGGCAAGTGTCAGATCCATCTGAGCCTTACCGCACGAAAAGGTATGTGTGTCACTTTCAATATAAAACTGTCCATAAAGCCCGGTGTCCGTTTCTTGAACAATGATAGAGTATCCAGACACCGCCCGGAAATCATTCGGAACCCCGGACACGGTTGCTGATGACTCCACTGTTACCAGCATCTTCTGAGCTTGCGTTGTAGCATCCTCTCCATCATTCTGTTTCAGTACCCTCTGTACCAAACCATACTTCTGAATCGAGGCTGCATCCTCCACCGTCTTTATGGCATTGTTGTTTTTATCCGTTATTAAAACCCTATTAACGAGCTTTTGAAGGGTGCTTTTATAGGTCGCTTCAATCAGGTTGTAATCCCCGGTCATAACCGCCCCACAAAGCGTTCCTTTCTCTAATACGCTCACTTTGTTAATATTGGTCATCAGCGGAATGTACTTGCTACCATTCTGTTTTGCTGCCACTGTGTATGCCATCATAATGGCTTCATAGGCTTTCTTTCCAAAGCATGGCATAGAAGAAATACTTACTCCCGTTGCTGCCATTGCTCCACTTTCAATTCCAAGCTCTGTGCAGATCTCAGGAACGATTGTTTCCGGTGTTCCATCAAATATCTTGTTGACATCCGAATTATTGATGTAGAACATCAAATCGTATGCCAGATAAGTTTCAACCTTGGAGCTTGCAGACTTATCAATATCAAAAATAATGCCTCCGAAGATGTCTTTCCCACCGTCATCCTGCATAATAATTTCTGCTCCTTCATCGATGACTACCGTGGGAAAGTCTTTGTCCTTCTTGTTTTTCGCAATTGTGAACTGAATAGTTCGTGCTACCTGCTTCGTGTCCCCAGCCCATTTAATCTGTTCTATCAGTTCGCTGATATCTTTTCCTCCAGTCAGTAATTTCATATCAACACCACCTATGCCGGAATCGTGTACACATCCCCCGGATAAATCCAGTGTCCGTTGTCGGAACTGGACTTCCCGTGGCTCTTGGCACTCGCCTCAATCGTTCCACTGTTTGCATTGTAAATCTTAGGATACGAGCTTCCATTTCCATAGTTCTGCTTTGATATACCCCAGAGTGTATCTCCGCTGACCACTGTGTGTGTTCCACCGGCTGCTGGTGCCGGTCTGGACAACAGACCATTGCTTCGTACCTTCGTTGTGATCTGGACTGAAGGCACATTCAAAGTCCGGTACTCAGAAAGTGAAATGGTGTAATAAATATCCCCATCGCCTTCCCTCATGGAAAATGTAAAATCATCAATCAGCATTGCCAGGTTAATTTTCATATCGCTTATAATTACCCTGACCACTGCTTTTGTGGTTTTCCATTCCTGAAGCATGGCAACATATTTGTCCGGTTTCTTTTTTGCATTCTTATAAAACGGAGACTTCTCCGAAGGGAAGAAGCTCGATAGCTTGGTATATTTAAGCCCTCGCTCTCCCTTCAGATTGGCTTCTCCTATGTTCAGAAGGGTTATCGCCTGATTCAACTGTTTTTCTGTGAATTCCACAGAAGGAGGATTGATGGGCAGCTCGATAACTTCCTTCCGGTTGTTTACGCTTAATTCAATTACTCTGGTTTTCATCAGACCACCTCCTAACCCATGTTTACAACTACTTCTACAAATTTCTTTGCTACTTTATCAGCCATCTCATCAATATCATCCTCTGACCGGACATTGATGGTATCTGCAAGTTTGGCAATCTGGACTGTAATGCTTCCGAGGAATCCCCTTGCTCCACCGGACGAAGTGCTGCCCGGTACCTCCATGCCGCCCCTGCTCTCCCTGATCCGGTCGATCAGAGCTGAAAGATGCTGGTCAATATTTGTTAAAATGCCGATGACAGAGGACATTCCTCCGCCGTTTCCGGAGGATGCTGCCATGCTTCCCTGTACTACGCTACCGAATGTATTGCTGGTCAGAGACACACTTTCCTTGTTTGGAAGTATCCTGGAACCTCTCGGCAGATTTACAAGCTCTGGGCCTTCCTCACCTACCCAGGTAAGTCCACCACGCCAGTTGTTGTCTCCAGCTGCATTCTTTCCAACGCTTCCTGATCCACTGCCTCCAGAGCCTGCAATCTTGGCTCCTGTGCTGCTGATCCAGTCCGCCACCTTGCCGATAGCTGAACCGATTCCTTCCACGATAGGCTGTACCACGCTCCAGACGCTCTCCAGAATACTCTGAATTCCTGGGAACACGCGCTGTACCACGCTGAAAACAAGCTCGAATACACTAATGCACAAATCCATAATAGGTGAGATCACGCTCCAGGCCGTGGTCAATACAGAACCGATTGCCGGGCCAGCTACCGCGATAACCTCCTGGATGAATCCCATCCGCTCTCCGATGAAGCCGATCACAGAACTTACTTTCTCACCAATGCCATCGAATATTGTGCTGAAAACAGGGGCAAGTGCTACAACGGCCACACCGATAGCTGACACCAGGCCAGCGATAACCGGCGATGCCTGCGAGATCAGGCCACTGATACCAGAAACCACACTTGAAATCACCGGGAGTATTACTGGAAGCATAGTTGAAACAGTGTTCACAATGCTTCCAATTGCTGGGGCACTGGCTACTGCAGCCTGACTAAGAGAATTTGTTACGCTGTTTCCAAAGGATACAAGCTCCGGTATAGCCGCCGAAAACTTAGAACCCAGGTTTCCAATACCGTCAAACGCCTGGTTGACTGCACCGCTCATAGAAGACGGCAGTGCGCTCACAATTCCGTCTTTCAGGCTCTTGACGATTTCTCCGCCAGATTCCTTAATCTTCGGAGCTGCCGCCTTAATACCTGTTTTCACGGCTCCAGGAAGTGCTTTTACTACCCGCCCAACCATTGGAACCGCATTCTTAAACAGGAATGTGCTGGCCGTTTCCACTACAGAGCCCATAGCGCCCTCTACATCACCGCCACTCGCCATAAAACCAAGCAGATTTTTAACTGCAGACTTCATTGCTCCGAAAGATCCGCTGAATGTGGTCGATGCTTCTCTCGCTGTGGTTCCTGTAACATCCAGTTTTTCCTGGATCACATGGATCGCGTTATACACATCCGCCAGGTTATCCAGGTTATACTTAACTCCAGAAATTTTCCCAGCATCCTTTAACAGACGCTCCATTTCCGACTTCGTACCACCGTAACCAAGTTTCAGGTTATCCAGCATGGTGTAGTTCTGCTTGGCAAAGCCCTGATAAGCGTTCTGGATAGAACCTATGTCGGTACCGAATTTATTCGCGTTATCTGCCATATCCACCATGGCCTGATCCGCCACTGTGGCCGCTTTTGCCGTATCACCCTTTAAACTGTTCAGCAGCGAAGCTGAAAAGCTGGTGACCTGCTCCATATAATCATTTGCTGATAATCCCGCTGTTTCAAAGGCTTTGTCCGCATTCGCTTTGACTGTATCCGCATCATCCTTGAATAAGGTCTCGACACCGCCACGGCTCTGCTCCAGCTTCGCACCTTCGCTTACCGATGCTCCCACCACTGCAGTAGTGGCCGTGGCTGCTGCGATTGCAACCGGTATAACAACCTTGGTTCCCAGTTCTTTCATTTTTCCGCTGATAGCAGAAATTCCTTTGCCGGTAGCATCCTTGATCTTCACTACCGGCTCGGCAACCTTTTTCCCAAGATCTTTTACACGGCTTTCTACCGCTTTAACTTTCGTTGTGGCCATGTCCTTTACAGCCATGGCCGTCACTACTTTTTTCCGGAGCGGTTCCATTTTGGGCTTCAAGCTGTTCAGTGCCTTGGTTGCCGGAGTTGCATCCAGCTTTGCCTGGTACTTTTCCTTCCAGGTTTTCTCCATCTCCTCACGGGTTTTCTTAACATCCTCCCGGAAAGAAGTTTGTTCTTTCTTTATGATCCGGAGAGTTGCCGTGACATTATCCTTAATGCTGATACTTCCTATCACACTCATTTGTCACTTGCACCCCCGTTCCCCTCAAAAGCAAACAGCTTTCTTCTTTCCTCTATGGCCGTCTCCATGGAAGCAAAATAAAAGAGCCTTTCTTCCAGGCTCAGATTCAGGATATATTCAGGTGTGATTCCCTTCTGCAGATAAAAGTGCAGGAAATAGGTTTCTCCGTCTCGGCTTATGAGTTTTTTAATTCTTCAACCACAGTGACTTTCTTATTTCCGAGTACACCGGAAAGTTTCATGATCTCTGTAGCGATTTCTGTTATTTCGCTCATTTCAAAGATATTCACCACTTCCGGATATGTCTGGATCAGCCCCTGATTCATCATCTCCTGCGCGACTTCCTTTAAGTTTGGTTCCACAACAGCCAGATAAATCGTATATTTATCTGCCGCGTTCGGATCATTCTCATCTTCAATTTCCGTACACTCTACGATTTCCGGATAATCCAGGTTGCGGATTTTAATATTTTCATCTAAGCTCGGAATATGTAATGTGCGGTATTTTCTGACCTTTTTCTCCTGAAAGCGCTTGATCGCCTTGTTAGTAAAACTCTTAAATACCTCGCTCTTATCTTTATCCATGACTGTTTCCTCCTCTTATGCTGCAATCTGATCCAGGTTCTGCAGATCAGACGGTGTGAAGCCGATGCTGGTTTCTTCCTCGACAATTCCGCCTTTTTCCCAATTGACCACCGGAAGTTCATTGTGCCATACATTGTCGCAAGCCCAACGTTCAATCTGACCGCCCACAGCATCAGGATCTGCCAGCTTCGCAATAACCTCTGCACGGACATCCATGCCCTTTTTCCAGTTTTCCAAGATTTCCTTTGCTCTTGTATATACCTTTTTCACAGTATAGGAACCTTCGCCCTTCAGACCGGTAATCTTGCTGTCCACATCAATTCCCAGCTGCACATCCTCACGGTTAGCAGTTACTTTCATTTCAATTTTGGAGAATTCAAAAATCTTCTCCCCATTGATCCAGAGTTCTCCCCATGTTCCGGAGAGAGTCTTGTTACCTCTGATACCTTCCATATTCGTTTACCTCCTACATATTGACATTCATTTTCAGGTCTTCCATCGCATTCACAAACTTTACGTTGCTGGCAATAAATACCTGTGTTCCGGTGTTGGCTTTGGCAACTGCGATATCATCCATCTCGGAAGTATCCATTCCTTTGCTCTCCAAATAAGTGCGCTGTGCATCAATATCAATCGCCACCACATTATCAAAGGATTTATCTAGCACGTTGCCGAGCAGTCCTTTGTGGTAGGCACCAATGGCAGCCACGAACATCTGCTTGCCATCGTAGTCATTGATGATCTTGCCGACATAGTTTTCCTCATAGGTTTCTCTGATATCGTCCATGTACAAATCCATGCCTTCTACAATCTTGATAAAACGAACATCCTCCGTCTTTTCTGTAGTGAAGGTCACAAGACTATTGACGCCTCGTCCAATCTTGTATTTCTTGCCATCAAAGACGATGATCAGCTCACCGGCATCGATACGTTCATCCGGATCGTCCGGAGTCTCTGCTTCTGAAATATCATCCAATACATAATAGGTACTGCTTCTTGCAAGGGACAATCCTGCAAGCACACCGGCAATTCTCGCACAATACTCAGCAGCAGTATGCTTCACACCGGTAATTGTTGTAGTAATATTCTCCGTTGTGAGATTGACGATGCCTTCATGATCCCCCTTACAATGTGCCAGAACCGCCTTGAAAGTCCTTCTCTCATCATCACGGTACTGCTTGATCCACGCAGAAATTGTTGTTGTATCCGCAGAAGCAAGTCCCGGAATGGTAAGATAATTCCATTTCAGGTCTTTCAACTTCTTAAGCACCACAGAATAATCCTCTGCATTCTCTGCTCTACGGATTGCGATAACAGTAGACGGAGCCCCTGCAAACACCAGCTTCAGGTAGTTGTAGTTCTGCTCTGTCCAGTTCTCAAAATCAACCTCATCCACTTTTTTATAGATGTTCAAGTCTTTTCCTCCTTCGGTGCCATCCGTGAGAACAATCGCAACAATACCTCTCGCACTTCTTTCAATGGCAGACACTGCCTTGCCAGTGAAAATCATGCTAAAACTCGGTAATCCTAAACTCATTTATAGTCACTCTCCTTTTCTGATAGCCACTTCCAGCTCGCCCATTGGTTCAAACTCATTTGTCTGCTCCCATGCCTGACGGAAGTTTATGGCGAAACTGTAATGCAGCACATGATCTGATACTGTCATACTGGCATCGTTGATGGTTATATGCCGGTCTCCAAAGCTGAACACCGGGCGAACAACTGCATCAATCTCTGCCCCTTTAATCAAATAGGCGGTATTGCTCTCATTCTTCTCGTGGTAAGCAATATCCACCAACACTCCCATATCCGTAAAAAATCTGTCAACTGTCTGGTTTCCATTTGGAATAATATCTACGAAGTAATAGGTTTCCGGCTCATTAAGCCCATATTTTTCTTCCGTGCCTTTTATTTCCTCGTAAAAGACATCGGTACCCGGATCAATCCCTTTCAGCAATGCTGTGATTGCATTTTTTATCTGAATAATCGGATGCTCCATAGTCCACCTCCTAAAGTTCATGGCTGTTCAGGAAGTTATTCATCCATTCCCGGAGATAACCGGGAAGATGCTTTTGTACTTCCTGAAGAGAAAGTTCCATCATGTGGGCTCCTTTTACAAACCCTTTTCCACCTCGTGTCCGGTGTCCGTATTCCACCGGCTCGACATATTCCACGTTGTTATAGACTTCAATGTAATATTCATTACCTCTCTGCTCTATACTTCCAACGTGCCATTCGTTTTTAAGGTGTCCGGTTTTTACCGGTGTCTTTTCCTTGACTTCCTTTTGTAATTCTCGCGCCAGTTTTATAACCATCTCCCGGAACTCAGCCGGATACTGGCTCTCTATGGCTTGCACAAGACGTTTTTCCCATTCATCCAGCCCATCAAACTTGTATTCAGTATTAGACAATCGCGTTGTCCAGCTTGACCGGGATATTATTATGGGACTTCATGCACTCAGGAAAACCTGCAACCGCCTCAATTCTCTTTCCTAAGTGCATGATCACAAGGAAATCATTGGTCTGGATATCAACCTCCGGACGGGTAAACAGGCAAAACTCTGTTTCTGCCTTTGCGGTAGATTTTGATTGTTGCAGTTTTCCACCGGTATGTGTAGATAATGCACATTCCACATTTTCATACACAGCCTTTCCATCCAGACCGCTTTTGAAAACACTCTCACCACCCGGAAGGGTATCTTTGAAAGCCCTGTAAACGGTCACGGTATCTTCGTATGTTGTTGCAAGGATATCAGCTTCTGTCATTTTGCCAAATCCTTCGGCAGATTCATTTTCTTATAACGGTTAAGGGATTTTTCATAGTCCTTCATAAAATCAACAGTGGCTTTCTGATTACCACTTCCGTCACGATATGAAATGGCGGTATCACCACGATTGATACTCGCCACTTCCTTATCACCAGACTTTACCAGATCAGCCTTCAGCATATCTTCCGCAATCTGTGCTGCGGTGCTGAGAAGCTGCTCCGGTAAATCTTCACGGTTGCAATAAATCAGGATTTTATCCACTGCTCTCTTGACATACCTTCGGGCTGACCGTTCTTCTGCTTCGGACATTTTCATACTGTCCATCACTTCCGCTACCAGCCAGTCCTCCTGCTCCTTTGTCATGGCAGCTCCTCCTTATTTTTTACTTGCAGCCTTATTCTGCTTCACAGCTGCTTCCAGCTGTTCCTTGGTTCCAGCCAGTTCCTGCGTCAAAGCTTCGATCTTCTTGTCGGCAGCTTCAGCATATTCAGATGCTTCCTGCAGTTTTTCTTTGACATCAGTCAGTTCCTTTTCTAACTCGCCTCGTCTTGCATCGGCAGTCTTCAGAGCCTCTCCAGCCTTAACAAGCTGTTCTTTCAGTTCTTTTACTTCTTCAGCGGAAGAAACTACCGGAACAGTCTTTCCATCTGTTCTGACAAATCCTTTAGCTTCCAGAGCCTTGGCTTTGTCCTCGGAATCAACACGTTTCACTACATTCGCTCTCTTTAAAACAATCTCGCTCATGGTTTACTCCTCCCTATGCCAATGCTTCTTTCACATTAGCAAAGCACTGCTCGATCTTCTTGTCAGTAACCCAGATATCGTGGAACTTGCGGTAATCCATAGCCCACGCTCTTGCCTTCTGGTTGGTTTCCGGATCAAAAATTCTCATCTTGTCCGTCTTAGACACTGCGATAGGAGCCTTTCTCGGAGTAATGATCCAGTTAATGCTCTTGCTGTTTTCAGTAGTGGCAAAACCACCTGATTCCTGACCGGCAGTCACACCATCCTTGAACAGATACTCTGTCTTCATTCTGTCGGAGCTTACCGGAATCAAAGGATGGACACCATCCAGACTACGAACCTTTAATGTTACATCTCCCTGCTTGAAGTCCGTTACATCCAGTCTCTTGGACAGTTTTTCGGACATACTTAAAATAGCTGCTACCATAGAGTCAATAGTAATGACCAGCGGTGTATTCTGTCCTACAACTGACTGAACAGCTGCAATATCATAGTAGAGCTTCTGGAGAATGGTTGCTTCATCAGCGGTGTAACCTCCAGATGCCTTGCCCTTCTCGATACACGCTGCAGCGATGGTGCTGTAACGATATGCATCAATCTCAGGAATAACCTTGTTTCTCTGGAACTCGCCCATAACAGTGGATGCAGTCAATACAAAGTTGGTCTCATCCACATCGTTCTCATCGAAGCTGAAAGAACGTCCTCTGTCCTGAGTCATCTTCTTGGTTTCATACTGGAAATTCACGCTACCCTGCACAAATCCATTGGTGCGATCATAGTCAGCCATTCCATCCATATCAAGGCTCGGAATCTTAACCTCCGCACCTCCGGTGTACTTAACCAGCTTGTCATTTACTTCCATCCAGCCGGAAGTAGCCTGCTCTACTGCAGCCTTGTCTAATTCTGTCTGAATAATGCTTGCGGTTTCAATGGTATTCATTTACTTTCTCCTCCTTATAAGCCTCTGATATTTTTTGCAATCTGGTCTCTGATCAGATTTTCTGAAGAAGCAGCTCCTCCGAGCCCTTCCGGTGTCTTTCCCTTTAATCGGGACTGAATTGCCACTGCAAGACTGTCCTTGAATACCTTTGTGGTATTCTTCAGGGTTTCTTCCATACGTTCCTTGCTGGAGTAATCAAGCACATCCGCAAGTCCTACCGGGAAACCATCTGCTTCCAGTGACTTGGTTGCACTTTCTCTCAGTTCTTTCTGCAGAAGCTGGCTTCTTAAATCAGCAATCTCGGAATCCTTTTTCTCCTGCTCCTCTTTTGCCTTTTCTTCCGGAGTGAGTTTCTTAACACGCTCCGCCTCCGCAGCTTCATCTAACCATTTCTGCTTAGCAGCTTCGAGGGCAGCATCCATATCTGCCTGAGTAAAGGACTTCTCCTCTGCAGTTTCTTTTGCTGCCGGTTCATCCTCCTTCTTTTCAGGTTCAGCACCGTCAGCCTTCTTGCCTCCTCCAAAAAGTCCGTCGATAAACTTCTGAAGGGCACTTACTTTCTCCGGAGTGCTTTCCGCTGTCTGCTGCCCCTGCGTTTCTGTCGCAGTAGTCTGAACTTCCTGTTCAGTACCCTGCACGGTGGTTGTTCCATCCATTTTTCTACCTCCTGATAAAATTTTGTATAACAAAAGCACCATTTAAAATGCTTTTAAAAGGTGCTTGAGTCCATATTTTTTTGCAATTTAAAAGCACCCTGCCGGGTGCCTATGTGATACCATATTTCCTTTTCAGTTTTTGAAGTTCTTGATTGAACCACTTTGTAACTTCGGAAGCCTCCTTCATTTCCGGAGATGTACCCATCCCTTTCATCTGAGAATCGTTCTCATGCTTCTTAGCAATTTTCTCTCGTCTTCTTGCTGCTTCCTCTACGAGCCTCTGACCTTCTTTTTCGTAAGCAGCCCATGCTTTTTTATCGTTTCTGTCTTTCATACTCGAATCCATATTGTTCAGCCAGCCTCCTTACATAAAAATCGTATTCATCCGTATCTCCGTCCAAGTCACCCATGAACGCTCCCTGAAGGAAGTCCATATAATTATCGCCCTTGTAGGAATGCTCCAAGGTCTCATAATCTGCACGAGTGGTCTTATTCGTCCTTCGCAACCGGTATATATACTCTTCATCCACACCGGACAACTCTTCCAAATCATACTCCATAAAGAGGAATATGTCCGCATAGCTGAAGGAGTAATGTGTTTCGGATATCGGATGGTTATGCGTAACAAAAGCACCTTTCAGTTCATCTCCAAGGTCATAATCTGGAAATACTCTGTCTATAACTCCGGAGCAGTGATAAATTCTTCCACTCCGAGTAATGCAGATCGCATTTTCCTTCGTGTTATCCGTCACAATCTGTTCCGTGTAGCTCCTTACCTTTGATTTTATCAGTTTTGTATCCTTGAAGTCAATCTGTTCAAGCAGCTTCTTTTCTTCATGCTCCGGAACACCTTCGGCACCGCCAACGGTAGCCGATAGACCTTGTTCTTTCACATATTTTTTCTTCCACTCCTCAAACTTCGGATTGTCCTTCAGTGGATTTACACCTTCCCGGTCTTTAAATAAATCAATTCCCGTCTTTGCAACAGTTGTACATTTACAATTTGGATGTATTGGTGGCAGGTTCAGTCCCGGCTCTGCTTCATCCACCGGAAAGTCATGACCATTCAAAGCCAGACAATCGTCACAACCGCCACCAAGAAAGGTATATTCTGCAATACCCATCTCTCGATATGATGCAAGCTCTCCCTGATTGGAGAAATAACTGCTCTCCGTCCGGGCAAGCCTTTCTGCAGCATACCGCCCCTTCCCCATAACATCATTGATTTCCTTTGCCATCTTCTGAACACTGGAACCATTCATAAATCCCAGCGTCAGCTCCCTCTTGGCAAGAGTGGCAAGTTTATCTGTATTTTCCCACAGTGCTTGCGAATAATTCTTTCCAGACCACGGATGCTGCAGTATCCGTTGGAGCATCTTCACATCCACCTTTGAAACATTGAATCCGATACCAAGAACACTCTGTACATCATAGCAGCCCCGGTAATAATTGGTCTTGAACATATCCCCTAGCAGATCTGTCAGTTTCGTTTCCGTGTCCTCAGAAAGCGTGATCATAGTCTGATAGACTGTTGCGAGCATCTGCTCTTTTCTGCTGATCCTTGACTTAGCAGCCAGCGTATTCAGTTCCAGAAGCGTTTTTGAATCCCCTTCCGCATCCTTCAGGTATTCTTCAATCCCTTTTCGCCACCGGGAATATTCACTCCCGGTCAACAATTTAGATGTCTCCGCATTCGTCAGACCATTCTCTGTGGCATACTTTTGAAACATGGCATTGATTTCCGTTTCCAAACTCCATGCTGCTTCATCAAAAAGAAACATGATTTCCTTTACAGACTGATCTGTCATCTGGGCATTATCAAGAACTCTCTGCTTGGCTCGCTCGATCCACTCGTTACGTTCCTTCTGGCTCATCCGTTACCGCCTCCGTTTCATCAGCTGCACCCTGGAAAGCCTTGGCAAAACTCTGATAGACTCCGAATTCCTCCTGCTCCTTGTTCTTTTCTTCCTCCAGCTTCTTTAACTCATCCTGGACATTCTCGACACCGGGCATCATCTGCAGTCTGGTCTCTCTGGAAAGGTCATTTGCCAGCATTGTAACAATCTGGGCTGTTTCCATATCGTTCTGTGGACGGTTTCTTCGGAACTTTGGAATAATATCTCTGTAATCATAGTTGTGTCCCATAATATTCAGGATATTGGTTATCAGCTCGATTCTGCGCTGGAGCCCTTTTTTGAACTTTCGTTCCTTGATAGAGGATATCTGCTCTAATCCCCACAGTTTATAAGATATCGCCACTCCGGAAAGATTGCCCCCGAATGACTCATCGCACATGTGTGGAACATTCGCTCCGGTATGGATATCCTCACGAAGCCGGTTCTTGTAATTCTCCAGTGCGGTATCGTCAATGGTTTTCAAAAGCCAATCCACATCACCGCCATCCTCCAGAATAATGGCACCTTTCTCTTTCATATCTGCAATATCCTGACTGCTGACATCGCCAAGTTTTAAAACCTTTAAAATGGCATCGTCATTATACTGGAAGTAATTCGCAGTATTGCTCTGCACCTTGTTGTAGGCATCAATTTCTGTAATGACACCCTCAAAATCTCCGAGTCTTTCCTCGTTGTTGATGTATTCCACAAAAGGGACATCCTGCCAGTAATGCTCCTCAACAGATATCAGGTTCAGATACCCACTATTCACTGACCGGAAGTGCATCACCAGACTAGAATTCCAGAACTCGACCTTCCTCACAGTATTATCGTCCTTGTCCTTGGAAATGACTGTCCTGATAAATGCCATCGGAGTCGAAAATCCGCTGTCTGTCTCGCATATCATAATCCCATTCGGTGCCGGAACCCTTGCAAGCCTTATCTTGGCATCTTCATCCAGATAAAGCATCTCAAAGCAGCTTCCACAAATACTGCACTGCTTCGCCAGTTCCATGTTGTGATCCTGCTCATCATTGTAATCAAAAATATCCTGCACCATCTGCAAGTATTCATCATTCTGGGAATCATAAACAACCGGCTCACCCACGAAATAGCCGGTGGCAGTGTCCGTGATATATTTTGCCATATTGTTGACCAGACGGTTGTTTGGAGCTGTGCTGTCCTTCTTGCTTTCGTCAAGGATTCTATGCTTACCTACATAGTAATCATGCAACATTCCGTATTTTACATCCGTACTGTTCTCGTCAATGATCTCCCGGATATCTTTTTCTGTCAGGCTTTCAATGGAAGCCCTGTCCATATAAATAACCGGCATAAACCTATACCTCCTACAATCCTAAACTTCCCTTATCCAGCACCCTGAACCTCTTCGTCTTCTTGGCAATCGTCCTGCAGCCTTCCAAAGCATCCACACCATCGTCATGGGCTCCCATCGGGAAGTGCTCCATCTGCTCCAACAGTCTCTTGTGCCTTTTGTTAAACTTGATGTAATGATTTTTTATATCCGGCTGCATTGTCTGGATACGCATTGTTTTGTCGCTGGTCTGCGGTACCTCCTCGATTGGAAGGTATAAACCAGCCTTTGCGGATGCCTTTGCCAGCTCTTCCTTCAGGAACCACTGGAACTGCACCGTCTCAGCTCCGAACTTCTTATAGCCCCTGCCATAATCCCTGCGGAGCATCTTCTCCTTTTCCAGAATGTCACCGATGATTTTATCAGGATGTCTGCGTTCAATGTCCGCATCCATGACATACATATATCCGGATACTTTGTGCTTTGCCAGCGTGATAATGGCAGAGAAGTCGCTCTTCTTGGTCTTTCCGAGTGACGGATCAACAAAACCAAAGAAAAGGTAGTCCCGGCTCTTGAAGTCAATTTCCGCTTCATTGTAATATTCAAACCATTCAGGATTGAAAATACAGTCTTCCGGATTGATAGGTTCATTCTGTTCCTCGGAATTGAATGACGCTTCGCCTTCTGTCAGCCTCATAACCATCAGGTCATAATAGGACAACTTTTCCTCCCACAGAACCTCCGTGCCTTCCAGCATCTTTTCCCGGTTTCTTTCAAAAAACGCTCGTGCATCTGCTTCGTGGTTCTCATTTGAAAGGTCTGTGAAAATTTCTTCCCACTCCTTCCAGAGATCCTCTTCGTTGGAAAAAGAAATGACCGCCTTGTACTTGATGGCTTTATATCCCGGATTATTCAGGGTTTTTGCCAGAAGGCTGTCATAATGCAGTAAAGTTCCAATATAAATAATGTCCGTGTAATCATCACCGGCTTTTGAAACAGCTTTTAAAAACCAGCTTTCAAGTTTCTTTCGCTGCTCCGGTGTACGGACATTCTCATCATTTTCAATATCATCCAGCACCAGAAGATCAGGTCTCCAGTTCCGGTGTTTTCTACCTCGGATTTTCTTTCCGGAGCCGATTGCCTCGACCTTAATGTTTGTACTGGTAATCAGCACATTACTTCTCCAGACTTTTCCGACCAGATTTCCAAAGTCTTCCCTCAGAGCTTCATTTTCCTCAAACTCTACCCTGATATTATCCAGAAATCCCTCCGCCTGCTCCGAACTGTCGGATATGATAATCGGATAATGCTTGTATTCATAAACAATGGCATGGATGCTGCCTTTAAAAGTAAGACTCGTGGACTTTGCGTGTCCACGGGGAGCAGCCACCACTCGCTTGGTTCCGTTCATCCGGCTGATCTGCTTTACCTTTGCTGGTGTGATTGGATATTCTCCTTTTAAAACACCTTGCTGCCATATATTATCCAGTTCCCGGTGGAACTCCGGTGATGGTCTGGAAAAATAGTGTGGAAAGTATGCTCTGCCAAAAAACTCCATATCAATGGCACCCAGTCTTTGACGGATGCCTCCTTTTCCGGTAAGCGGTGCTCCAGCTTCATAATCCTTCAAAATCTGCATCCGTTCCGGAGAATTATCTTTTTTTAAAAAGACATTTAAAAGGCTTTTTAAATCGCTAGTAAGCACCTCCGTGTCATCATAGAAAGTCTTACTCTCAGCCTCTGCCATTGCTCCGATCAGAGCGTTTATACTTTCTTTTTTTCCTGATCGCATATCCACCACCTGCCTTTCCGTGAAATTTTAAGGCTCGTATTTGCCCCATATTTGAAATTTATCCATTATTCGATAATTTCCCCCACTTTCATTATTCAAACGAATTTAAAAGGGTTTCTGCAATTTTTAAACGGTAATTATCATGCAATCAAAAAGAGAACCGGCACAATCAGGTCTGATGGGTAGGCTTCGCCACCCAACCAGTGCCCTCTTTCTGCTCAGTTCCCCCTTAATATGTCCGCCCCTTTCCGGCACCGGGACGAATCAACCGTGTGCTTTTAAGTAGCTTCTTTTAAAACCGGCATTGCAGCTTCCTGCTGACCATCTTTTCCTGCCTCTGCAGTTTTCTGACTATCATCCGTAAGCTGAATGCTTAACTGTACTTCTTTCTTTTCATTGCATATTGTGATTTCAAATGTCGCTTTCCGGTTCCGCTTATCATATTTGACAACTCGGTTTTCAAACCTTTCAAGCACACCTTTCACAACCTTAATGCTTCCGTCCTCATCAACCTTAACTGTTGTCGGTTCGATTGGAGTATTGTCTTTCCCGGTCAGAAGCATAATCCATTCCGCCTCCAGATAAGAAAGCCTTGACGGATTTTTGCTATCTCCAAGGAACTTAATCACTCCCGGAAGATTTTTAACCTTGTAATAATTTTCCGCATCGTATTTCATATCCAGGAACACATATCCGGTAAACAGAATGTATTCTCTCCTTGTCCATGAACCTCCGCTGCGTATCAGACGATTTTCCTTCGGAACAAGGGCTTTGATGCCTTGCTCTTTCAGGTTCCCGGCAATAGCATCTTCTTTTCCGGTCATAACTTGAATTACATACCACATAGCCATTATCCCTCCAGTCCTTCGTTTTTCTTTTTATTCAGGTACATACTAACCTGACGGTACAGTTCTGGATTTTCCTTTGCCATTGCTTCGAACACAAGACTCTTAACAGCTTCCAGACCTGTCTCATAATTTTCTCTGGACTGTATGTCAATACGTTTTTTATAAGCTCCGGCACGGATCAACGCATTAGTCTGACGAATCAACTTATCTATAGGCATTTCCTTCATCTGCTCCTCATCCACATTGGTCAGGGCATTCAGAACATGATGGCTTGCCAGCCGGATAAGAGCCTCTGACGTATCCAGATCCGGATACCGGTTCATTTCATCCATCAACATAGAAAAGTTGCTCTGTGCCACGTTTATCATCTCTACAGTGGCAAGGTACTTCTTTGCATAAGTGCAGATTGCCATCTGCGACATTTCCTCGCCATTCTCTTTCAGGAATGCAACGATTTCTTTATACGTGCAGCCAGTCAGGAGCATCTGCTCCACGGTGTCCTTTAATTCTGGCGGTAATCTGTCCACCTTGCCGGTGCTGCGTCTTCTGTCCTTCTGCTCCATCATCAATCGCCAAGGTCAACCATATTATCAGAAATCCCACCGCCCAGGAGTCGGATGCCTTTGCCAGTGACTTTGGCTTCCAGTGTCTGATAATCACAATCCGCAAGGGATGCATCCTCATGGCTCTTAATATCCCTCAGATGGATATAACCCTCTTCCGCAAGAAAATTTACGCTGTCAACAAATTCCTGCTTCTCAATACCTTCATAGCTGACTGCCTTCTCCACACTGCGGAGTGCGTTATATTTCTCCCGGAGCAGGTTGATGGTTGACAACACCCTGCCGTTGTTCATCATGAAATTGCCAGCTCGTAGCTGTCTTTTTTCCGTTTCTCTGCTCATTCCCTAAACCTCCGTTATTTCTTCAGCATCAGTTCCAGCATCTGATCCAGTTTTCTATCCATCTTGTTCATTTCCCGGATAAAATCATCCTTGGTCAGATATTCTGCTTTGATCTGCTTAATATCCTGCTTACATTCATCAAAATCTTTTTCGTGTGTATTCTTCGGAGTATAATCCTCTCTGATCTGCCGGATATCCTTTTTCAGTTCTTCCGTACTCTCTTTCAGATCCGCCTTGGTAACTCTCTCTCCATCTATTCTCCGGATTTCTTCTCCGTGTTTATCCACCTGACTCATGGTACGTTTCAGGAAATATGTAATCACTCCAATCCCCAGCGTGATTGCCGTGGTTATCACCCATTCGTTCATCCTCTCACCTCGCAATAAAAAAGATACACCTGCGTGTTTAACACAAGTGTATCTCTGATATCGCAAATATTAAAATAAAGAACTTGAGAATTTCTATTGTCCCAATATATCCATGATTGACATCTGACCATCAATCGGTCTTGCCTTAATTTCTTTTGCTTTGTCTAAAACTATATTGCGAATCCACGTTTCTGTCAATCCATATTTCAGAGCCAGCTCCTTATAATTACCTCCGTCAAACTCCTCTTTTATCAGTTCATCACGAACTGTTTTCTCCAGACTTTCAATCTTAGGAATATAAATTGAAGTACCATTAAAGGCTCTTACAAGATTTTTAAAAGCCTCAAGTCCTATCAGTTCCGCGAGTGCTTTCTGTTCTTCGTCCAGATTCTCCATTTGTACTTTTTCTAACAAATCCATTATGCCTCGCCTCTCTTTCTGGCACTCGCCACATATCCTTTTAAAATTTCAATCAGGTTATTCCCCTGCTCAAATGTCAACCATACAAAAGGATCTTTGGCAATGGCATCCGCACCAAATTCCTTTTTAATGACCTTGCAAAGTCTGTCTCCCAGCTGCACATCATTCGGTACCTCATCATATTTCTTTAATTCATACATGAGAGCCCATATCTTTTTCTGTTGTCCTGCTGTAACTCCACCCGGTCTGCTCTTGTGTTCCTTCGGCTTTGGAGAAGCAGATTTGCTCTGCAGCTCTTCCAGCCGGGCAATCACCGCACAAGCCTCTCTGTATGTAAGACTTTTTATGGAGTCTTTCCCAGTCACGCCTCCAACCAGCGCATGAAGTTCATCTTCGCTTCCGGAAGCCTTTATTCCGAGCGCATTGCCGATAGCATATATTTTCCTGATCTGGAATTGCTCAATCGTTCTCATCTGCCTCTCCTTTCCGGTTATTCCGCTTTTTCAGCCTCCACAGTAACCTTAATACCCTCATCCACAATAATAGCTGCTTTGATGATTTGCACAGCCTCCTGCGGTGTTCCTTTCCACTCTGCAGACTTCAATACCTGCAGCATCCATTCCCAGTTGATAATTTCCGCTGTGATGTAAGCCCAATCACTGGCTTCCTGCTCAGAAAGTCCCACCATCTTCATCAGGGTTTCCGTATCTTTTTCATACTTGCCCTTCAGCTTCTTTTTCAGGGCTCGCTGGATTTTTTCATCATCTGTTATCGCCTTGATCGTTTCATCCAGACTTCCCTCGGTATAATTACCAAGGAACATCATGCTAAACAGTCTCTTGCAGGGTTCCGTCATCTTGTAAGTAGTATCCTCTTTCACAAAATCTTTAAACACATCACCCAACAGCTTCTTAACCATCGTCATGGAAACCGGCTTTACAGTCTCGCTGTTTCCGACCACCACCTTGGAATTATTGCTTCCCCAGTAATCAATAGTCTTTTTCTTGGTGTCCTTTAAGTCATCCGTTGCCAGCTTCTCGAACCATGCTTTGATTTCATCAATTTCCGCTTTGATCACGCTCTGCTGGTTTGTCAGCTTTACCAGCCGATCCGCCTTTGCTTTGATTTCCGCCATATCGTTCATCGCTTAAACACCTCCGCAATCTGTCCTGCACAGTTTCTGCAGATTTCAACACCGCAGACTGTCTGTACATCATCCGGTGTTCCGCAGAAATGGCAGGTCGCTACGTGCTTTGAGATATGGATTCCTTCCTCATCCGTTCTGATATCCACCGGAACTCCCGGAAGAATGCCAGTTTCCTGACGGATACCTCTTGGAAGGGTAATGCCGCCACCTTTGGTCACTTTCTTTGTTGCATCCATTTCGTTTCCTCCTTCTTGATTTTTACTGATACAGCCAGCTCATCTAGCCGGTTCATGTGTACCATGTTACCTTCGGAGAAAAGCACATAGAAGGCTCCATGAGCGTAATGGTATCCCATCACAGTTCGATATTCAGTTGTGAATTCATCCACAAAGCCGACTTCGGCTCCAACCGGGTACCGCAGGATCGTCCATACAATCCTTGCTATCATGCTGTCCTCCTCTCCCACTCTGCATTTTATGGGCTTGTGACCATCACCTTGCGGTGGCTGCATTAGGAGGGGCTTTTCGCCCCTTATGTAATTTTTCTACCGTAGCGGTATCCTTTGTCCGGCTTCTCAATCTTGCAGATTGGTGTGAATATTGCTTCAATCTTCTCATCTTCGCACATCCGGTCACTGCTTAACTCGTAGATAAATAATATCCTGCCATTATCTCTGACATAAACTGTCTGCTCCGTGTGATAAAGCATCTCTGGTGCTGAATATGTTGTTCCAAACCAACGAATGCTTCCACCCGGGCTGATTGTCCTCGGCTCAAAGTACATTTCTTCTCTTAATACCATGCTGTGCCTCCCTTACTTCAGCTTCGTATAACGGTAAGTGCTGCCATCTCTTCTGGTTGCGACCATTATCTTGGCTTTTCCCTCCCGGAGCAGCTTCGCACAAAACTGCATCTCTTCCCAAGCCTTCCGGATATCCTCCGTTGCCTTTACTTCTGCTTTTTCACTCATTTTTTCGCCTTTCTGATCACTTTCGTTTTTCCGCTTTTTCTCTGCAAGGCAATTCTGCTGACCACTTCCATCTCACCCGGAGTATCCTTCACAATCAGCCACTTTTCCGGAGCCAGTCCATTCTCCTGCAGGAACTTCTTCTGTGCCAATGTTGGCTTCTTTCCATTTTTCACTTCTCCACCTCCGTTATTCTTACAACAACACCATGTCTCTCGCTATCCGAAACCTTGATGTGATATCCGTTTTCTTCCGCTTCATCATGGTATCCAGCCAGATATCTTCCGGCACGGAGAAGAGCTGCATAATCTGTCAGTGTGGTATGGTTTCTCACTGTAATCTTTCCCGGCATTCCATCACCCCCTGACCTCAGCTGTGCGTGGCATTGAAATTTTCCATTGCCCATCGGTTCCCAGTGGCTTGCACCGCCCTTCTGGTTCGTTCTGCCGGATCTGGTTTTCTTCTGCCATCCATTCCCGGTATGCTTTCAATCGCTTCTCTCATGCCACAGTTCGGGCAGATATTTGTTTTGTTATCTCCCCTTGACAAAGCCGGACGTCCGCTATAAGGTTTCCGGCACTTAGGACATACCACCATGCTTGTTCCCTCCTATTCAGTTTTACCTCACTCTGCATTTCATGGGCTTGTGACCATCACCCTGCGGTGGCTGCATTAAGGCTGGGGCTTTCGCCCCGGCTCCAGACTTATTGGAAGTCCGGTATATTATTTCTGGTACGTTCATCAACCGCTATCTTGCATCTGCACATTGGATGTTCGATAACTATCGTGTGCTTGGCAGCTCCTTCGCGATACCCTCTCATGTATGAATGCCAGTTTCTTCTTTGGATACGCTGGTTCATTCCTATCATCCAGCCAAAAAGTAAGGATACTGCCACAATCAGAACCATCAGAAGTGCACCGGTTATCCCGGTTTTCATTCCGAATACCATAATAATCACCAGAGCCATCAGAATTGCTCCTGCGGATGCTCCAACAACCATGTTGGTCTTTCCCTTAGAGTTTTTCATTTTACATTTACCTCCTACTTTCTTTATTTGTCTTTTTTATTGCCGATATATGCCAGTACAATCAGTGTCAGGCATATTACAGTCACGATATAACAATTCTCCATGTCAACCCCCTATATGAAGCGGATGCCCATTGTATTTGCCATTTTTTCCAGCCCTTCAAAGGAAATATCCTCGTTGTTGACTGCATTGTTGAATACACTGACCATGCCCCGGATTCCCCACTTGCTGTGGCTGATGCTCAAAAGGTAATCAATCTCTTTCTGCATCCCCTTCTCCTGCAGCACCGGGAAGAACTTAATTACATCCTCCCGGCTGATATCTGAAGTGCGATACCTGCCATGGAGCTTCGTGCGGTTGAACTGTTGGGCGAAAATTGCTTCCTGCTTTCCAAGCATTTTATTGTAAACTTCCACATTGCCGATAAGGACAATCCCGATGCCCGGTTTCCCGGTGAAAATATCCTCGTCCACCCATCCTCTGATCTCTTCCAAGGTAAGGAACTTCAGGTTCTGCGCCTCATCAATGATGATAACCTTATCTGTCTCGCGGAGCTTCTCCTGAATGGATACCGATAAATCCTCGGTTCGCTGATTTTCCGGCAGCTTTAAAGTCTTTGCAATCATCTTTAAAAGGCTTCTTGTAGAACCGGTGCTTGGTGTAGCCTTCACATAAACGGTGGTTGAAGGGTTATCCTGCAGGAACTTGGCTGCCGCTTTGGTCTTGCCAATTCCGGCATCTCCATCAATAACCACGATTCCTTTCTCCAGCTGGCAGTACCGGATCAGCTTGTATGCTTCCTCGGAAATGGTTGTCGGTATGTAACCGGCTGATGCCTTGGCTCTGAAAGGCTCCGCTTTCTGTGCGTTTTCTTCCTTTTCCTGCTGAATCTGGAAGAACTCCTTCAGCTTGTTTTCCACCGCCTCAATATCACCTTTGTCATACATACTTCTGCGGTACTGGCTGAGTGCTGCCTGACTGATTCCGAGAATCGGGGCTGCCTTTGCCTGACTTAAATTTTCATCCTTCAGAAATTTCTCCAGTCTTTCCTGAAGCTGTGCATTGTACTGTTTACTCATCATTTACCTCCTCGCCTTTTGGCTGCATTTTTATTCATTACATCAAGGTCTGCACCGCCAACCACTTTCTTGAATACCGGTTCTTCGTCTGCCCTCTGAACCTCAAGAAGGGAAGGATTCGGTTTGCCCTGATAGGTTGCTTTGTTTCTCTCCGCTTGCTTAAGCACAAGCTCCATCGCAGTAACCTTGTCCACATCTGCCAGAATCGCGTTTTCCTTGTACTCTCTGGCAATGCGTTCCAGTCTTCTGGTCTTCGCCATCGCTGCCTTGACATCATCCTTGCTGGCATTGTAGGAAAGGACTGCAACGTTGTCTGCAGGCACCGACATGATGTAGCGGTCTTCCAGATCGTAGATTCTGACCTCGCTCAGGTCTTCCGGATCATAACGGAAGTAGACTTTCTTTCCGAGCATCAGGTGTACAAAATCATCATTCCAGAAATCAATGTGTCCGCCACCGATATCCAAGTGGACTCCTCTTCTTGTAACCTGCTGTGGTCTGGTACTTCTCATCAGCATCAGGTTCAATTCTTCCGCTGTTGCGGTGCGTTTCCGCTTCAGATGCTCATTAAATACGTCCATCTTGCATTTGCCCTTGTCTGCTTCCACTGCTCCGTTGTAGGCTTCCATGTTGAAGTACCACTCCAGAACCGCTGTCACATATTCTTCAAATTCCTCATCCGTGTATATCTGGTCTTTCTTCAGAACGAATTTCAATCGTTCCGGCTTCTCCACCACATTTCCTCCAGTGTAAGTATTGAACAGTCTGGAAAGGTCATTCTTGACATCTTCAAACCGTCTCTCGATGATCTTCGCCTTTGCATTCCGGACAATCGCATTTGTCATGTTAATACCGAGTCGCTTGAATACTCCCGGTGGCTCGAATTTCTCCTCTCCATTCTTTGGCTTCTTCTTGCGGTGTCCTAATCCTCCGATATCGAAGGTCAGGAACTCTCGACCATTATCCACATAGATGTTATCCGGTATGCCATACTCAAGAATTCCCTTTCGCAATGCTATCAGCGTGGCTTCCGAACAAGGATTGTATGTAATATGGAACCCGGTAAAAATACCGCTTCGTGCATCCAAAAATGCCGTTAAATATGGTCTGTGGATGTTTCCATTCTTGTCCCTTACCATGACATCAAAGGTGTGGTTATCAGCAATCCACCACTCGTTGCTTTCAATATCCTCATATATTCTGCGGATAAATGGAGCGCAGCGGTCATTGTAGGCTTTGTGTCCTTCACGCCCCAGCACCTTGACACCTTCCGGCACCTCGTTGTTGAGTCTCCGGTAAAAAGCGGAATAGCTTGGAATATCCAGGTATAAATCCGGTCTTTTCTCCTGCGCCCACATTTTTGTGTAGTCCAGGCATTTCTGGATCGGATGCTGGCTCTCATCAAGGTAGTAATACAGAAATGCTTGCCAGATCGTATCGTCAATGCTGCTGGTGCCTTTCTTCCACTTTCCTCTCTTATCAATGAGCCCTTCTAAATCATTTTCCTTAATCGCTTTCCACTTTCGGTATAGGATGTCAACAGAAATCTCCTTGTCCGGGTATTCCAGTCCGCATAATGTGACGAATTTCTTATCAACATCAGCTTTGCAGGTAACTCCCGGCTTCATCCGGTACTGTTGCCACTGCTCCACGAGGCTGATCCAGAAATCAATCTCCTGCCGTTCACTTTCCGAGAAATGGTCTACAGCCTTTTTCTCTGCTACCGGCTCTGGAGCCTTTATGTCCTCCGGTGGCTTTTCCAGATTCATCTGATACCATTTCTGCTGCAGTTCCTCATCGAGAGCTTCCAGCGGTACCAGATAGGTTTTTCTGTTTTTGTCATTCAGGACTTCCTGAGCCGGAAGCTTGCCTTCTTTAATTATCCGTTGAACGTATTGAAAACTACACCCTTTGACCTCTGCCACCTGCTTTGCGGTAAGCATCTGTCTCATCTCATCACCACCTTATAGCCTGTCATCATCAGATGCAGGAGGCTGTCCCTGCATGGCGGAGCAGATGCTCCGTTTCGACTGTTCGTTTTATAATTTCTCTGGTATAATCTCCGTAGGAAGGAGGTGTTTGCAATGACCGATATCGAAGCCTTAAAAGAATCCGTATCCGATAAACTTTTTTCCCAAGAACCTTTAGCAGAGGCGATAATATCTTATCTTAACCAATCCAATCCGGCAGCCCACCGTGAAATCATGGATGTTTTTGATAAAATCATATCTGCTCGTATCGACTCTCTGATAAAGGATGCTTTGGAAAATGATACGAATATCGAAAAATATCCTCGATAAACCTCTTATTTCTCAAAGGTACAGATTGGAGTGCCATCAAGTTCTGATACATTAACTACGGTTGCTCCAATCTCTACCTTTACTTTTAATCCCAAGAATCTGATCACTAAATCATCATTCCAATACTCTCTGCCCTGAATAACAATCCCTCTGCGAGTTACCGTTTTCACAATAGAGATGGTTCTTTCAACCTTCATCAGCCAATCGCTCTCATCCTCGGTGCAAATACCAAAATACTCATCCGTTCTGGTGAAAAAATACTCAACTCCGTAAAAATGTTTTAGTGCCAGTTTGTACACTTCCCATTGTGCCTGACACCATGCAAGGTCTCTCAATGTCTCAGATGCGTTCCTTGACTGCTGTAATGCTATATCCCATGCCTTAATTACACCCTCCAGCTCAGAACCAAATTCACTTTTTAAAAATTGCTCTTTATTCAGTTTCATACGCTCCTCCTTAAATGGCTTTTAAAAACTCTTTAAAATCATCCCGTTCCTTGACCGCTCGTTTATCGCTGTGTCAGCATCCACATTTCAGAAAGCTCGATATCGCACATTTTCTCGGCAATCTCTTTTGCAATGGGATTTCCTGTAACGTAATTCTTATGAAACAGGTATCTCTCGACTACCTCAAACAAAAAACTCATTCGTTTTACGCATCCTTGCCACCTCCTATACCGCCTTTAAAAATTCCTTGAAATCGTCAAGGTTTCCGCCAAGTTCCTCAATAATAGGAATGATGTATTTGTTTCCGGATTGCTTGCCGTGTGTCGCTTCGCTAATTCTTGCGTGTGGTATGTCCATCTGCCTTGCCAGTTCTCTCTGGGAAATCTCTTTTTCCACCAACCGGATCTTTACCCACTTTCTGAATTCAGCGAGATTACTTATTCTGTTATTTTTCAACTTCCACTCGCCCTCCTTTAGCGTTATCCGTTATTTTTTCTGTACCAGTGTTACAAAATAACCTATTCAGTTATCTGTTTTCGTGATATAATTGCGTCTGTAACGGTGGTACAGTTTGATTATATATCCTATTTTGGATATTGTCAATTCTGTTTTGAGTATTTTATATCCTATTTTGAATATACGGAGGTTTGTCTTTTGAACTCAGTTGGAGAACGATTAGCATATACAAGAAGTACAATTCTTTCTATGAACCAGAAAGATTTTTCCAAACTATTAGGTGTTTCGCAGGGCGCATTAAGTGAAATCGAGAATAACAAACGTGGACTTCCCATGGAAGCTATCATAGAACTAATGAAGTATTCAAAAACGGATAATTCAATATCTTGTTCTTGGATATTAACTGGAATATCTGACGATGCATCAGAAAGTGCACTTTCATCAGACGAGAAAGAACTGATCAGCACATATAATAAATTAGATCGCAGAGGACAACATCGCGTTCATACTATTATTTATGAAGAATTGGATCGGATGGATAAGACACCTGAAGCATCAGCTTCAAGAAGCATCAGCTAAGAAGATCTGGAAATATTATTTATATTGACCATACCTTTTTTGCGTGATATATTTTAATTGCATTTACCACTATGCTTTAAGGCATGAAAAAAGAGCTGTTTCAGTCGTTCTGCCACGTTCCTGAAATCGCTCTTTTTCAGTTGGTATTATGGTTGGCATTCAACCATCTTTTAAAATCTCATTTAAAATCACTTTTTGAACGCACCTTTTAAAACTCTTTGAAAGGTCGAAAAACCTCATAAAACCAATACTTCAAAGTACTTTTGTCAATTTCTTTAAAAGGTTTTTAAACGATCTTAAAACCCTCATATTCTGGGGACTTTCTCCCTTGCAATTCACCCTTTCAAATCGTATTTTCTGTTTTCAGGTTGGCATTTGCCCTGCTTGTGAATTTATAAGAGCATTTACTGACTTTTAAGCCTGAAAAAGCCCCATTTCATGGTATTTCTCGCCATGTAAGGGGCTTTAAGGGTTTTTAAGGGTTCAGAAGTTGGCATTACCCTTGATTTATACGGAAACTCACAATTACGTCATGCTCTAGCCATTTTCTTTAATCCTTTTTCGTAAATGCTATTTCT